CGTTACTTCTCCTTGACTAACTGTTCCTGGAAGTCCTGTGCTAGTTACAGTAGGAGATGGGCCGGTTATATCACCTAATGAACTTCCAACATCACCAGCTGCCACAGAAGCAGTTGCCTCAGCATTAGCAGTTTCTACATAAATACGTGGGGAGCCGGTAAGTGATAAGGAGGCAATTGCCTCAACGCTAGCTGATTCAAAATATACTTCTGCAGCAGCCAGTGTGGCTAAGGTACCATGTGTGCTAACTTCAGTCCCTTCAGTCCAAATTGCCATAATTAACCCTGACGAATTGCCATACGATAAACTGTGCTAGCTTCCCAAATGATATAAGCATTACCACCGATTGAAACAGTGTCACCGAAAGCACCATTACTATACGTGGCTACATACATATCAAAAACTTTACCAGTTAAAAATCGCTCGCCAATACTAAGGAAACTGAATCCAAATTCGTACATGTTATGTATAGATACATTTGATGCATCAAGCCCACGTGCAGCACTAGAGCTATTACCAAGTAAAGATGTGAAAGCATCAAACTGACAATTTCCATATGCAGTAGCAGCATATAATGCTGCATTTATTAATGAATAGACTGACCCATCTGAGCGTCTATGAGGTAACGCATATATTCCCACAGTCTGCGTAAACATAGTATCTGCTTTAGTTAATACTGCTGGCTTATGCCCATTCGCAACAGTATCCCAAATCTCTCGGCGTTCGTACTGCATAAAACCACGACAGTATTTAACTGTTCCACTTGAGTATACTGATCGTGCTAAACAATGTGTTGCTGTAATAGTATAATAAAGAGTAAAAGCAGCGGTAGCATAATTAAGTACAGTTACGAATTCAAACCCTGTTGTAGTATAGTAAGCCCCTCCACTTCCTGTATGAGTAGTAACAGCATCCCATTCTTCCCAGAGCTTCATATCAATATCAGTACCTGATATTAATAGCTCGAAGTAAATGAAGTCAGCTCCATCATCATGTATTGGGATTTTGAAAACTTTCTGAGTAGCACTAATATCATCGTGCAGCACATAAGCTGGAGTATAATAGGTATCATCCATCGAACTGCTACCTGCATCAATATTGCCGCCAGTTAGCCCGCCTATAGTTGTTGTACCCGTTAAGATTTCTTTAATATGCTCTAATATCTTTTCAGGATCATTAACTGCATCTGCATTATAAGCTATTTTTGCATACATGATTACACATCACTTAAGGTTAGTATAACAGTCCCTATAGCAAATGTTACAGTAGCATTTGCCAAGGACATATCCCGAGTAGCATCTAATAATCCAGAAGCTATTTCAACGCCTACAGTAGCTGCATCATAAATACCCCACTCATCTAATGCGGCTCCCCAATCAGTTGCGCCGCCATTATCAAAAATTTGTGCATCACTGTTAGCTTTAGCTCCTGCAGCGGCCACACCAAAAGTAATTGCTTTACGAGCATAAGGAGTTCCTCCTGCACCAGCTCCTGTTTCTTCTACACCACCGTCTAGTAGTGCGAGATAGAATGGGCCCTCTGTTGTAACTAAAGCATCTAGTGCTGCATTTTTACCTGCAGTTGTTAATGTACCTGCGCCCATTTAAATTCTCCAAATATATGCAACTTACACCACAAACAGCGGGCCAATATTAATTGACCCACTATAATGTGATTAAGATGCTGGTTGAGTATAAGTAAAGGCTGAAATTGTTTGCACAGCATCAACTACAATAGCTGTACTAGACATATTTAATTGCGCTCCTGATGTACTAACAGACCCGTCAAAACGAGCAAGTACGGTTTCAGCAGCTGAAGGATCATCACCGGACTGATAGCAACGAAACCAGCCCGCTGTTCCAGTTGCAACTGCAGTACCTTGCCAGGTTTCAGCAGCAGCCTTACTCAATACACCTGCAGCTGCATCATCCCAAGAAAGACCTGTTGCACCACCATCTAAACTGATAGTAACAAGTAATGTTCCAGTTTCAACAGAGTCTGCATCAGCCGGTTGAGTACCAGAATAAATTGCAATCTTACAACCACGTAGGATAGCTTGAACACCATCCATTATTTCATTCACAACTAACTCATCGAATAGTGAAGTTTCGCCAGTAGTCGGATCAGTTGTTTCTAAGGTAATCCGCGTGGTCACTGCAGTCGCAATGAATAAGATTGTATGTTGTGTCCAACCAGCATCAGATAACGCACCTGATTCAGCAATAGCATTAGGATCACCAGAATCACCAACTTGAATACTACCAAAACCTGATGTACCTGCTTTAAAATAACAGGTCAATTTATACATGCGACCTATTACCGTAGTGACATCCTGATATGCTTGTCCTAATGCATTACCCGAAGATGTAACTTCTAAGCAATTCCCACTTTGCCCAGAAGCTACAGAAGCTAAAGTTGCTGCGACTGCGGTCCAGCTTGTAGTAGCAGAGTCAAAAGTACCATTAAGGGCAATGCTAACAGCTTGTCCTAATTGCTTATTCCGAAATCCTGTAGAAAGTCGAAGTGCCATTTTTAAATCCTCATTAGTAAATTATGCTGTTTTCACAGCGTTTAAAATTAATTCTGCAATACAGTAATATAATGCTGTTGTCCATTAAGTTCCCTTAATAATGCAGTACCTTTTACACCCGACAATTCCTTTATTTGCTGCTTTGTAACATTTACAAGCGTACCATTAGGGAGTCCAACACAAACCCCGCGAATACTAGCCCATAATAATCCTAAAGTATTTTGTCCTTCACCTAATATCCGACCATCAACTTGAAGCATGGTATTTGGTATAGCACCAAAAGGAGCTTGCTGTACCACAGACATTTCTGCAGGATTACGTCCTGCATAAAAATACGAGCGTGTATCAGTTGTAATAAATAACCCATCTGACACAGCACCGAAATTGGTAATTCGCTCACCAACTGGAATAAAATTTTCACGTAAGTCAGTTGTTTCTGAGTATGGATGTGTATAGATTATCATATCATCATAAACTTCCCATATACAACCAGCATATTCTACCATTTGCTTCCCTACTGGCATGGGGTCTTGATGCAGCTGATCAGCTAAAACATCTACATCAGTTGTATCAGCCCAATAGTTATCATCCACAATGTTCCAACTACGATTAACACCAGCTTCAATAACTCCATGCTCATGACCAGTGCTCCAGTATAATTTATTTGTGGCAGAACGTAAGACATAAAGGGTGGTAGCAGAAATAGTCAGAGTCGCTAGCGTAGTCGCTGTGTAATCTGAGTTAAGTTGCTTTAATTCACCACCCTCTATGAATAAGAAATCCTGTCCATCTCCCCAAGCTGCATCAATAACACCAGTATAAACTTTTGTGCGTCCTGGTCTGCGAGATATATTCCCATCTTTACTTAAATCAATATTATCAGCTTCCGCAAGGCCATTAAGACTAAGTGCGTAAAGATCACTTACAGTATTTAAGCCAGGAAATTGATCAAGCTTCATCAGTAATTATTCTGCGTTTACATCAGTTGCTGCAATAGCAACATAAATTTCAACAGTATAAGTAAGTTTTAATACTGAATCTGAATTCTTTTGTGTAACCCGATTGATTGTTACCTGCGCTGGTTGATCAGCTACAGCGAGACTATCATAATACTGGTATGAGTGATCAAGCAAAGAGTATAAACAATCACGCCAGTCGCCAGTAGTAGCATCAGCTTCAGCCGCAGTTAATGCTTGAAGTAGGTCAGCCAAGTCAAATGAAACACTTGTCCCATCTTCAGTCCAGGAAGCAATCCAAGAACTCGGTTTTTGATCAAAAGCCATAATTAATCTCCTAGGTTTCTGTATTTACGTTTTGCGCTGCGCCAATCGTATTGCCCAAAGGTGGAACAAATGCTGTACCTGGCGGTGGTGGAATAGCTCTCATACGCACACGCAATGCTGTTTGTAGGAGTTGCTCTGCAATTTGTAGCCGATTTTCCCATGCATTTCGATTTAACAATGCTGTTTCTTTATTAGATGTTTCAACATCAGGAACAGCAAATAAATAAGCAAGGGCTCCAATAACAAGATCAGAATGATATGGAGTAGCAATTTCAGGATTTACAGCCAGCGTTAAAGTAGTCGTCGGTAGTCTATACCGCTCAATAAAAAGTGAATCACCTACTACAGGGCGAGGAACTAAACGAACAGTCTGGGGCCCAAGATCAGTTACTAAAAAAGTAGGTATCCCTTCAGTATTACGCCAGTTAGAATGACGAGCAGTTGTTTCAACACCGTTAAGTTCAAAATAACCAAATTCTAATTCATGTTGAGATACTAAACGTAATGGAGTTCCTGAACTAAGCCAGCCAGCAATAACCCAACATGTACCTGCAGGGAGTACAGCCCAGGGTGATTGTGCCGTAACTGCTATCTCTTCTTCTCCATCAAAAAGACACAGCGTTCGTAACGCAAATTCATTTTGCGCATCATTAAGTGCGATTAAAATATCAGCATCTTTAAATACACGAGGCGTTATTTTATCGTCTAACCTTAATTTAACTCGATCTATTAATTCTTGAGTATTCATTGAAATGCATCCGCAGACCCAATTGAAGGTAGATAACGACGATTAAAGCTTTTCTCCATTCGGGGAAGCCGTTCACGAACTTGCTGTGTCATGATTGCGCTTTCAGGGCTATCAGGTTTTAATGCGACAGCAATTTTCATTGCTTCCACTAAAACAATTTCATGATACTCTGACTCCCATATAGGTTCCGAAGCCACGCTAGCAAACTCCGAAGGTCTATACCATCGATCAGCAAAAATTTGATAAACACCATCTGGAATAGGATCAACTTTCCAAGACAAATCTGGCATCTCAATAAGATATGACGGTGCAGAAGGTGCCTGAGTATTACCACCTGATTCTTCTACTGTCCATAGAGCATACTCCTTTAAGCATATAGGAATTCTAGCATTTGTCTCAGGTTTAATATAATAAATAGAATCAGGATTAATATCCTTTACAGTCGGAACAGGATAATCTGCTGTATTCGCTTCGGTCGTGATAAAGATTCCATACTGATGAAGGAATCTCCAATAACTAGATCGAAGTTGACGATCCATATACGCGCCCTGTAGCCAACTCATAATGCGGGCACTCGAATTTTTATAAGGTTGCTCCTCATCTAGAAGAGCAACCCGAAGTCTACGAATCATTTCAGATACAAGCATAAATTACTTACCCTATCTTACATATGAGTGTTTTTAATAGAATCATACCATGCCATACCTTTAGGATTCGTATCCTTAAATTGGTGTGGATAGCGTAAAACACGATGCATCTGATTTGTATCAGAAGTTGAACCATCGTTGTTTTTTCTGTATGCAAAATTCCAGGATTCTTTCTTTGTCTTAGCTAGAATTTCTAAAACAAAACGGGGAACAGTTGACCACTGCCCACGAAGTAAATTGTATTGCTTACCATTGACTCCAATAGGAACCAGACGTGTAGTGTCATTAACATTTTGTGAATCCATAACAAGCACTTCGACTTTTTCAGCCATAAATGCAAGCTCTTCTGCATACGCCATCGCGCCTTTACCCTCAACAAGAATAACTTCGCTTTCAGGTATTTCCAGGGGCGACTCTTCATGACGAACAGACTCATGAGCTTTTACACCATCAGTATCCTCATTCGTTTTAACCTTCAATTTATCTAGCGATACTTTTGGAGACGCCTTTACGTCCTTCTCTGTAGATTCATTTTCACTTTTTTCTGTCATGGGTATTCTCCGAATACGGGGAAGACTCTCGCCTTCCCCTATTGATTATTGGTTATTGATTAAGTCCAGGCTTCCCAGACAACAGCATCATCAGCTGTTTCCAGTCCTACTGTAGCAACAACAATAGTCACAACATTATCAGCCACAGTTACTCCGCAATCTGCAAATGTACGTGTACCCGCAGCGACTGTTAACAGTTGTAAAGCATTACCGGTGTCTTCAAACCACTCAGCTGTTACTTTATCTGTAAGGTTTGTTACCTTTACATACTTTGGGTTAAAGCCAAGAGTTAAAGTAAAGTCTTCCGCAGCTCGTACACCTGTACGTGAACCTTTAGCACGAAACTGCGCACTACCACTAACGTTGTCTTGTTGAGCGGCTAGTGTCATGACCAGGCTTCCCAGTAAACGTCATCATCGTCAGTTTCCAAACCGACAGTTGCTACGACTACAGTAAAACCGCGTTCGTCATCATCCAGCGTGATACCCAAATCTGCATAGGTTTTCGTGCCAGCGGCAACAGTTAAAAGTCCTTTTGCATTACTTCCAGCATCTAGTGCAGCATTAAGGATCATAAGACCCTCAATACGATCCGTCAGATTATGCACACAAATATGTGTAGGAGTAAAACCCAGGTCAATGGAAAAATCCCCTGCAGTTCGCGAACCCGTGCGAATGCCACAGGCCCTTCGACGAGCTTCCTGAAAAGTTGAAAGATTTGTTGATGTTAATGCCATGATTAATTACCCCTTGATATATTCAAGCCAAGCACTATAGATATAGACGGCATCACCGTCATTAGTCCCAGCCACAGTTAATACGATAGAAAGAGAAGAAGGCGGTGCTAAAACACCGTCATTCCCACAAGTGAAGACCAATTCAGACGCAGCCTCCGTGATGGTTTGCGCTGCTGTATCTTGCGCATCTGCATTGGCTGTATCACCAACGGCACAAAAGTAAGCCTCGGCGTCCAGTGTTAATGCATCAAGATCTGCTGATTTACCGACCAGGACATGAATCTTCACATCCTTCCCCGCATCCAAATTAGGTGGAAGAGGCACAGTTACCTGTAGTGTTTCATCATTTGTTGTTGCAGCATCAACAGGAATATGAATAATTTGCTCCTTATCTGCAAGCTGTGCAATACCTGCAGCAGTTGTTGCCTGCTTAATCAACGGTGCCCCA